AAAGTCTGGCATGACGAGCGTCGTGAAAAAGAACGCGAGATGCGCGAGAAGACAGAAGCTCTTTCTGTTGCACAGCGTGTTCTTGAAGAGAACCGCAGGCTAAAGAGTACGCTAGCACAGGGCGAGCAGTCGCTTATGGGTAGCTACAAACAAACTGCGGACTTTGAGTTAAGTGAAGCGCGTCGTGAGTATCGTGACGCGTACGAAGCTGGTGATACTGATCGCGTTATTGACGCCCAAGAAAAGCTAAATAAAGCGTCATACAAAATACAACAACTTGAAAATTATATACCTACTTTACAAGAGGAATATAACGAGGTAGAAATACCGCAACAGCAGGTGCAAATTCCGACGCCTGACCCTAAAACTATGGCGTGGCAAGAGCGCAATACGTGGTGGGGCACAGACCCGGAAATGACCGCATCGGCTCTTGGGCTTCACCAGAGGCTCATAAATGAACGTGGCCCGCAGTTTGCAGGCACCGACGAATATTGGGGCGCTATAGACAAAACTATGCGTCGTCGCTTCTCCGAGTACTTCGGAGATGAAATGGATAATGGTGACACCAGACCCAATGCACGCGAACAAAAAGCGTCATCAGTCGTCGCTCCAGCCTCACGAACACGGTCCCCCAAAAAGATTGTGTTGAAACAGTCCCAATTGGCAATCGCAAAACGTCTAGGCTTAACAGCTGAACAATATGCCCGTGAACTAGTGAAGATGGAGAGATAAAATGACTAATGTAGCTGATAACAGAGTAAGCGCAGAGCGCGCCCCTCGTGAAACTCGTGCAGAAGCTGAACGTCCGAAAGTATGGCAACCGGCATCGACCCTGCCAGAACCGGACAAGGAAGCTGGTTATGCGTATCGTTGGATACGTGTAGCATCAATGGGCCAAAACGACCCTCGCAATATCTCGTCCAAACTACGGGAAGGTTGGGAGCCAGTTAGCATCAAGGAACAACCTCAGTTCCAGATGTTGGTAGACCCTGATAGCCGTTTCAAAGACAACATCGAAGTCGCAGGACTGTTGTTGTGCAAGGCACCGGAAGAACTGATGCGTCAGCGTAAGGAATACTTTGCTGCTAAAAATCAGTCTCAGATGGACTCCGTGGACAATAACTTCATGCGTGAGAACGACGCTCGTATGCCACTCTTTAGGGAAAAACGGTCTACGACGTCATTTGGCAAAGGCAAATAGCTAAAGGAGCTATAAAATGGCATACCCTTCTGTTACCAGCCCTTACGGGCTAATCCCGATCAATTTGATCGGCGGACAGGTTTTTGCTGGTGCTACTCGTCAACTTCCAATCGCGGTTAACTCCTCGACTGCCATCTTCTATGGTGACGTCGTTAAGTTGCTCGCAGGCGGTACTGTTGGCAAGGACACTGGTACAGACTCGGCCACCCCTGTCGGTGTTTTCCTCGGTTGTACCTATACGGACCCAACCTTTGGTTTGACATTCCGTCAGTACTACCCCGGCACCACGAGCATCAGCGACATCACAGCATACGTTCAGGAAGACCCTGATGCGTTGTTTAAGGTTGCTGTATGCGCTGGTACCAACTCGAACACCGTTAGCTACCTCACTCAAGCCGCTGTTGGCTCGAACGTGAAGTTGGCAAATGGTGCGAACAACGTAGGTTCAACTGCGACTGGTAACTCTAAGGTCGGTGTTGACTCGACTGAAGGTACTACTTCGACGTGGCCTATCCGCGTTGTGGACGTTGTCCCTGAAACTGCTTTGGCAGGTAGCCCCGGTTCTTACACCGAAGTTATCGTCAAGTGGAACCAAGGCACCCACAGCTACCTCAACCCAACCGGTCTGGCATAAGGAGACTGAACAATGGCAATTTCACGCGCACAACTTCTTAAAGAACTGTTGCCCGGACTGAACGCTTTGTTCGGCCTTGAGTATGCACGTTACGGCGAAGAGCACAAAGAAATCTACGAAACAGAGACTTCTGAGCGTTCTTTCGAAGAAGAAACCAAGCTGTCGGGCTTCTCGGCTGCTCCGGTTAAGAACGAAGGTTCGGCCATCGCGTATGACAACGCACAGGAAGTCTTCACCGCTCGCTACAACCACGAAACGATTGCCCTCGGGTTCTCGCTGACGGAAGAAGCGATTGAAGATAACTTGTACGACTCCTTGTCGTCGCGTTACACGAAGGCACTGGCTCGCGCCATGGCTTACACCAAGCAGACCAAGGCTGCTGCAACCCTGAACAATGGCTTCGACACCGATTATCCCGGTGGCGACGGCGTTCCATTGTTCTCGGCTTCACACCCATTGGTTTCTGGTGGCACGAACTCGAACATCCCAAGCACTCCTGCTGATTTGAACGAAACGTCGCTTGAAGCGGCTGTAATTCAGATTGCAGCGTGGACGGATGAACGTGGCCTGCTCATCGCGGCTAAACCGCGTAAGCTCGTCGTACCACCAAGCCTGATGTTTGTTGCTACTCGCTTGCTCGAAACCGAACTTCGCGTTTCGACTGCGGACAACGACATCAACGCACTGAAGTCAAACGGCTCGATCCCAGAAGGATACGCTGTAAACCACTTCTTGACCGACACGGATGCTTGGTTCTTGACCACAGACGTGCCAAACGGTCTGAAGCACTTTGTTCGTACGCCAATGGCGACGGGCATGGACGGTGACTTCGATACTGGTAACGTACGTTACAAGGCTCGTGAGCGTTATTCGTTCGGCTGGTCAGACCCTCTGGGTATGTACGGCAGCGAAGGCGCAGCCTAATAAGTTTCCCCGAGAGCGTAGCTCAAGGGAACGGGGGGAAGGGAGGAGAGAAATCTCTTCCCTTCTTTTTTATATGTGCTATATCTACGCTACTAGGGAACAATATTCGTACCGACCGGCCCAGCGGACTTAGTAGAGACGGTACGTACGAGTGCTACTACACAGGAGATAAATCATGGCTAATACCACATTTAACGGTCCAGTTCGTTCTGAGAACGGCTTCCAAACAATTTCAATCGACGGCTCGACCGGCACTGTAACAGTCACCGGCACTTTCGGTGCAGCTACTTCGGTAACTTCTTTGGCTGCAACGAGCACGGTTACCGCTCGTAGCGCTTCGGGCCTCACCGCTGGCGGTGCTTCTGCATTCATCGGCACTAACGTCGCCGCTGGTATGGGCATCTATATGGGTTCAGGCGCTCCGACTGTTGCAGCAGCTAAGGGTTCGCTCTACCTGCGTAGCGATGGTTCGGGTGTAGGCGACCGTGCATACATCAACACCAACGGCACGACCGGCTGGGCTGCAATTACTACTGCTTCGTAATCGGTAACAACCTCTAAGAAGGAGAATACTGATGGGTATGCAATATGATGTCAAATCCAAACATTTGGGCGCTTCAGGCGTTGCGTATGGCTCCCGTACGCGCCTGAAGGGGGCTATTATCTCTGCAAATGCGGCTGCGGCACAGAGGAACGTCCTCTTTATGGAGAACGACCCGCAAGCAGGTACGTACAGCATCACCTCAACCACGCTGACCGTCACAGTAGCAAATAATCTTGTTGCCGGTGATAGGGTATTTCTAGATTTTACTAGTGGTACCGCTGTGGACGGTTCGTATACGGTGCTTACTGCTAATGCCACCACCTTTACGGTTACTACGGCAGCCTCGGGTACAGGTAACGTGACGGTTTATATGACCTTGCTGTTAGAAGCCGATACCTACAATCCTACGGCGTACTCTATACTCGTTCCCGGCGAAGGCATCCTTGCGGAAAACGGGATTTATGTAGGTTTGCCTGCAAACGTAACCGCTACAACCTTTTACGGGTGATATATGCAACAGGAACAAAGCTACGACTTAGCTGGTAAGAGCATCTTCATTGCTCTTCCAGCGTACGACTTCAAGGTATCCTTGAAGCTAGCTGTTTCTCTTGCTCGTTTCGCGCAACAGGCTGCGCAGCACGGGGTTGATATTCAGATTGGCAGCATTTGCGGCTGTTCTGTTGTCTCCCGTGCGCGCAACTTGCTGGCGCAAGACCTGCTTGAGTCGAACTGCGACTTCCTAATGTTCATCGACTCGGACATTAACTTCGAGCCAGAAGATGTATTCCGCCTTATGGCGTGGGGTACAGACCCTAAGAAGGGTATTGTAGCTGCGGTGCCCCGTACGCGCAGCGAAACCAAAACTTACATCGCTACGCTTGACCATGACGAAAATGGCGAACTCACCATGAACGGTATGGGCCTCGTACGTGCGAAGCGCGTGGCGACTGCCTTTATGCTGGTTCGTCGTGAAGTCTTTGAGCAGATGGCTGAAGCCCATCCAGAATGGAGATACTATGACACTCGCTCAGATCGCACGCTTACCGCGATGTTTGATTTCCAAGTTACGGAAGAAGGTTACATGGGGGAAGACTTCCTCTTCTGCGACCGTGCACGTGAACTCGGTTTCGACGTCTGGATCGACCCATCAATCTCGTTAGGTCATATGGGCGTACAGGAATATATCGGTAACTACGGTCAAGACATCCTCTATCCGATGGTTGTCCCCGCACAGAAGGACGCAGCATAATGGGTATTAAGCTTGGAGATATTTCACCGTTCGCAGGCGCTGTAACGGGTAAGGGTATATTCGGTAAGGGGCTAGGTGCAATGAACAAGGCACTTGGTCCTATGGCGGGTATAGCGCCTCGTATGGCTGGAGCGGCACAGAAGAAGACCGCTCGACGCGCAGCGACAGCCGCAGAAGTTGCGGCTATGCAAAGGGCTGACTTCGACGCCAAGCGCGCTGCTGCATCCGGTATGCGTGCTCGTCCGATGATAGAAGAAGTTATGGTAGCTGAACAAGCCCCCGCTATGGGCGGTCGCTTCGGAGTTACAGACCGTGGCGAGAATACCAAGCAGTTTAAAAAGGGCGGCAAGGTTAAAAAGATGGCCAAAGGCGGATCAACTGCTTCTAAGCGTGGTGATGGTATCGCTACCCAAGGCAAAACCAAAGGACGTTTTATCTGATGGCCAAGACGCCTGCTTGGACACGCAAAGAAGGCAAAGCGAAGTCTGGCGGGCTGAACGCCAAGGGTCGTGCGTCTTACAATAAGGCTAATCCGGGTAAGCCCGGGTTGAAGGCTCCGCAGCCTGAAGGTGGTCCGCGCAAGAAGTCATTCTGCGCACGGATGTCGGGAATGAAGAAGAAACTCACATCGAAGAAGACCGCTAATGATCCTAACAGCCGTATCAACAAATCCCTCCGTGCTTGGAAGTGCTGACATGGAAATGATGATCTGGAACATCATACTGAGCGCAGTGGTGGGCATCATGGGCTTCCTGTTTAAAGGTAAGTTCGACGACCTCACCCGTATAAGTATACTGCTTAACAAGACACGGGAAGAAATGGCTCGGGAACATGTGACCCGTGCGGAGATGAACACATTGGTTGATAAGCTAGGGGATCGGTTTGACCGGGCCTTCGAGCGCCTTGAGGCCAAGGTTGATGAGATGAGAAAGGTATAATTATGGCACGTACGATGAAAAAGTTCTCAGCCGGTGGCGCACAAGGTCGTTACGACCGTCGTATGGCAGATATCGAAAAAGACTACGCAAATGCTATGAAGCGTAAGACGGGTAAGGCTGCTGAAGTAGCTGATGCAAAGCGCCAGCAGCGCATTGCTGACGCCAAGGATGATCTTGCCAAGCGCACAGGTGCTGATCGTACAGCTACTCGCGCCGCAGAGCGTACCGCAGAAAGCAACCTCACAAAGACCCGCAAGTACGGCGCACCACAGTCGGTAACTAAAGATACCGCTGGGCCTACAGGGAAAGTCACAGACACCCTAGGTGCGTTAACTGCGCCTAAGTCGGACCTCGCTACCGCTGCTAAGAAGCCTGTACAGAAGCCCGTACAGAAGCCTGTACAGAAACCAAATATCGACAACCCGTCTATGTCTAGCACTCGGGCACGGCTGGAAGCAGGGCGCGCCGATTTCCGTAAGCAGCAGCAAAACCGTCGTAAAATAGCAGCAGCAGCTGAAAAAGAGCCTGTTACTAGGATGGACAGGAAGGCTTTCGACGACTTGAAAACCGGTAAAAACAGCTATGGAGCTGCTAACCTCGGAAAGTCACGCGCACCTGCCGCTTCATCGGCGTTGATGGCACCAAAGGGTTCTACGTCACGTAGCGGCTCTTTAGGCGACATATTCAAAACATCTGACGCCTACAGAAAGTCACAGGAAGCTAAATACGGTAAAGCCAAAGGAGGCAAAATTATGAAATACGCTAAAGGTGGTTCGGCATCTTCGCAACCAATGCCGCCGA